AGTTTGTATACCAAAGCGGTGCTGATGTGCAAAAGACATGGCGCAAGTATGGTTGGATACCACCAACAGAGTATCGTGAGGACTACGAGTTTGGAAAGAATAAGGGGGTTTCAAATGACTGATACCCCTAACAAGAAAGGCAGAGGTGTAGGTAGAAAGCCTTCAATGCAGTATGTGGCAGTTCGGGTTAGTAGAGAAGTCTATGACTTTTACAATCAGTTCCCGTCACGCAGTAAAGCCATGCGAATGGCGTTAGAAAAATTTATTAATGAAGAAAAGGAAAAGCAAAATGAAACAAACTAAAACTCAAAAAGTAACGAAGTATATAGCTAAGCACCCTAACGCTAAGGCGGGCGATATTGCAAAAGCCACAGGTGTAGATACGGCTTATGTATACACCATTATTAGCAAGGCTAAGAAAGCAGGTGGAGTAAAACCGCTACCGCTTACAGGCATCACACCTAAGCAAGCTAAAGACTTAGCTTGGAAATTAACACAAGGTCGTGGCAAGATGCGTGGTCGCCCACCGCAAAGAATGCGAACTATTGCCGAGTTTATTAGTGATACTCCAATAGCCACACGCATGGCAACGGCAGCGGATAATGTCAATCACCCTGAGCATTACAAGACAGGTGGAATTGAAACGATTGATTTTATTGAGGCGAAAGGCTTGGGCTATCACTTGGGTAACGTAGTTAAATACATTACTCGTGCTGAACACAAAGGTAATCGCAAGGAAGATTTACTCAAAGCTCAGTGGTATTTGAACAGAGCTATTGGGAAACTGTAACATAGAGAAGGGGGATTGATACGCTGACTACTGAGTTGCCTTGTAGGTGTAAAGGTAATCGGTGTCACTAGTTGACCCCTTCCCCTTAACAGGGTTTATTTCTCAGCTAGTGAACTCATAATCCGAGGGTGGCGGATAACCTACATATCCACCCACTTCCCATACACATAACAATGTTATGTCGTGTCTAAAAAATAAATCATAAAAACCCCTTGACAAAGTCCAAGACCCTTGTATTATGGTCGCATGGCATTGACACCCGAAAAGAAAGTTAAGAACAAATGCGTTACGCTAATCAAAGCGTTTAACGTGTATTATTTCTTTCCTTCAATGAACGGCTTTGGTCGTAGCGGTGTGCCTGACATTATCTGTTGTGCTAACGGAGTATTCCTAGGCGTTGAATGCAAGGCGGGCGATAACAAACCAACCGAGTTGCAATTGCTTGAGATGAAAAAAATCCGTGATGCTGGTGGTAAAACGCTTGTGGTTAACGAGGAAAACATAAGCGAACTTGAAGAGTTGTTAAAGGAGCTAACGAATGAAAACCGAGGAAATGAACAAGGGCGTGCAGATATTACTTGAAAGAGTAAAAAGCAACCCCGAAGAATTTACGCCTGACATAACAGGCAGATACCCTGACAAGTGGCGTGTCGTATTGCAACAGGTAGAAGGGCGTGCCAACGATAAAGCTTGTAGGTATTTAGACTTTCTTTCTGACGCAGAGATTGCTGAACTATGGCGTGCTATGCAAGACGTAAGGGGAGACCAATTCACTAAGCAAGTTATGAACACCCTACTGCGGGATGGGGAACTATCATTCACTTCTGACCTTGGGAATGGCGAAACGCCAAATTTAAAAAAGTTGCTTAGAGAAAACAAAGCAAGAGATGTTGTTACACGTCAATCTAGAGCAAACATGGAACTATTAAATCGTATTGCGGGTGCTAAGTGAAAGTAATTGGCTTAGACTTTGAGACCTATTACTCAAAGACCTTCTCGCTGACCAAAATGACAACGGAAGAGTATATCCGTTCGCCTGATTTTGAAACGATTGGCGTATGCGTGCAAGCACAAGGCAAAGAACCTGTGTTCTTTAGCGGTACTAAGGCAGACACAAAAGCTTTTCTTGACAGCTGGGAGCTTGATAAGCACATGGTCGTTGCCCACAACGCTATGTTTGATATGGCTATCTTGAGTTGGCAATTCGGTATTAGTCCTAGTGCTATTGTCGATACTTTGTCTATGGCTAGGGCAATACATGGAACAGAAGTTGGCGGTAGCTTAGCTAAGTTGGCTGACCACTATGGCATCGGTCAAAAGGGCGATGAAATCTTTAAGATGGAAGGCAAACGCCGTATTGATATATCACCCGCTGATATGCAAGCCTATGGCGAGTATTGTAAGAATGACGTGGTGCTAACCCTAGCTCTATTTGAAAAGATGGTTGGTAACTTCCCGATGGCTGAGTTGAAGTTGATTGACCTGACTATCCGTATGTTCAGCGAGCCTACGCTTGTATTAGATGCTCAAGTGCTACGTGACCACCTTGATGAGATTCAGTTCAAGAAACGCACTCTATTGAAGACAGGGTTGAACAAAGAAGATTTAATGAGTAACGATAAGTTTGCGGGGTTGCTTGAAGCGTATGGAGTTAAACCACCACGTAAGATTAGCCCAACAACAGGCAAAGAAACATGGGCGTTTGCTAAGACTGACGAAGGCTTTAAAGCACTACTTGAGCATGAGAATGAGGAAGTTCAATTACTTACAAGCGCAAGACTAGGTATCAAATCTACGATTGAAGAGACACGCACCGAACGCTTTATTGATATAGCTGACCGTGGCTTGTTGCCCATACCCCTACGCTACTATGCGGCTCATACAGGTCGTTGGGGCGGTGACGACAAGGTAAACCTACAAAATCTACCTCGTGGCTCAAAACTTAAGTACGCAATCAAAGCTCAGAGTGGAAACGTAGTAATAGATAGCGATTCGTCTCAAATTGAGGCTCGCACATTGGCGTGGTTGGCTGAGCAGAATGACTTAGTTGATGCGTTTGAGAAAGGCGAAGATGTATACAAAATCATGGCGTCTTCTATCTATAACAAGGACATTACACAAATCACAAAGGATGAGCGTTTTGTCGGTAAAACGACAATCTTGGGGAGTGGCTACGGCATGGGGGGAAAGAAATTCCAAGCGCAACTCAAGAACTTCAACGTGGATATTGCAGAGGAAGAGGCTAGCCGTATTGTCTCGGTATACAGAGAGACCTACGAGTGGATACCTGTGCTATGGCAGAAGGCTCACAAGGCGTTAGATGCAATCTTGAATGACCAAGCGATGGACTTGGGTCGTGGCGGTGTGCTGAAGGTCGAGGGTAAGAAGGGCATACGCCTACCAAATGGCTTGTATATGAAGTATCCAAACTTGCGCCAGGCTCAAAATGAGCAAGGCAAACTAGAGTATGTGTATGACATAAAGAAAGGCAAAGCTACCATACCTAACCGTATCTACGGCGGTAAGGTTGTGGAGAACGTCTGCCAAGCCCTAGCCCGAATCATCATCGGACATCAGATGCTCGTCATAGCTAAGAAGTACAAGGTTGTAATGACTGTGCATGATGCTATCGCAGTGGTTGTACCTGAGGCTGAGAAAGAAACTGCCCAAGAGTTTGTTGAGATGTGCATGAGGTTGCGCCCTGATTGGGCGTTGGAGTTACCGTTGAACTGTGAATCAGGAGTAGGAGCTAGCTATGGCGACTGCTGAGAAAGTAGTAGGTGCAACTGCGTATCGTTTAGATAACGACAAAGTTAAAGTAGAGTTTGACGATGGTGGGGTAGAAGTTTTGACCGAGGAAGAAGCTTTAGCTCGGATAGGCAAAACTAACTACGACAAGCTAAACGAACTTCATAAGCAGAGTGGACGTCACTTGGAGTTTGATACAGTCCTTGATGCGTATAACCATCCTGATATGCGAAATAATATGCTCAATATGTTTACTGAGCAATCTACGATATTTAAGAAAGGTAGCAAGTATTACGGGTACGACAACGCTTGTATAGATGTACCTGACGCTATTCTTAACTACCCAAAAATTATTTATGAACCATCGTTTCTTGTAGAACGAGGTGTCATTGGTACTGCTTTCGCATCAGTAGACGAAGTACGGCTGCCGTTCCCAAAGATAACAGTTCTTACGTGCATGGGTTCAGTGCTTCTTAGTATGAGTGGAGAACCATTTAAGGTAAAAGGTTTGACACCAATATACCTGTCCCAAGGGAACGGGTTTATACGAGCCTACTTTGTAACTAACAAGCGTGGCGCAGAAACTTTGATGTTTAACATAGTACCTAGACCAATTGGCGGAACAGTCGTTCATAACGGCATAAGTCAAATGCCTGTGGATATTGGACTAGATGAAGAGCAACAGAAGTTCTGGAAAACAGATACAGAACAAGGCAACAAGTTTATTCAACAACTAGCACGTACTGTTTTATACATCACTGTTAGGGTGGTGTACATGACTACCTTTTCGGGTGGGGAGTTCTATGTATCTAAGCCGACTAAAAACGAAATAGCGGTCAATGCAAAAAGAATCCGCAAGGGTAAAAAACCATTGGTTGAGTTCCGCATGATTGTGATTGATGGTAAAACGCCATCACTACCTACTGCACCACACTCAACACACGCATCCCCAAGATTGCATTGGAGACGTGGGCACTGGCGCACTATGAAGAAGTCAGGTAAAAAAGTTTGGGTTGACCCAATGCTTGTGGGTAACGAAGAAAACGGAAAAATAATTAAAGACTACGCCGTGGGGAAATACGATGAGACAACTAAGAAATCAATATAAAGTTGCGTGGTTTGAGGTACGTGACGAGAACGATATGCGAGTTAGGCGGTTTGAGTCCAAAGAAGAAGCTGAACATTTTGCCGAGGACTACGAAACAATTATTAGAGTAACAGTAACAAGAGAGGCATACGTGCCTGAAGAAGCACCGTTTTAAGGAGAATATGATGGATGAAGTTATTAAAGACGATAAGGTTTGGGTTACTAAGCTAAGAAACTTTATGGTTGTATTGCTAGTGGGCTTTGCTCTTGGCACTATGGTTTCTAATGCTACGTTTACTTACCACCTACAACAAGACTGCGACACCATGAAGCAGTTCCGTATTGGTAAGTTGGCCTACACGTGCTTGGTGAAGTAATGGATTGGGCTATCTTAATCTGCTTAGTGGTGATTGTGTATCGCCTTGAGTGCATATTGCAGGAGTTAAGGAAATGACATTCTTAGTTGCTAACATACCGCCAGTCAAATGCTTTGTGCGTAAAGAGTTTCTTTATAACCACGAGCAAGGTTATGGTGAATTAGAGCCGTGCGTGTGGATGACTGCCAAGGCAATCAAGGGACAAGCATTTCGTATTGAGTCAATACTTACAAATTACGGCGCACTGTATGACAAACTACCTATTAGTGCATACGTATGGAAAGAAGTAACTGACCCACTACCGTTAGATTACTTGCAGATATGGGATTGCCTGTCTTACGACATGGCTGTGATTGAGAAGTCCAATCTACGTGGGCTCAAGGTCAAATACTTTGGCAAGGATAAACAGTTTCACTTTGGTAACTACTTGTTTACCATAGACTTTGCCAGTCCGGATGCCAATCGCATTGATACAAGTTTTAGCGAAGGTGTGGAAGAACACAAAAGCTATAACTTCATCAAACTAGACAATGGGCAGTTTGCGTGTCAACCTAATAACAGATGTCTTTGGTATGACGTATCCCTTGTACCGACCGTGCTCAAAACACCTGACTTTAAAATACCGACCGAGGTGTATAGCGTAGAGAACCACGCTAAGTGGAGTGCCAAGGATGAGTGGTTTTATAACTTTGAAGAGTTAAACAAATGAACTTAACAGATGACGAACTTGCAGACTTGCTTGAAGCAGTCAACGAAGAAACAGGTAGGTGTAGCATACGCATTTTTGACCATGCAAAAGTGTTGATAAGAAAGCTCGAAGAAAGACGTGTGTGGCAATACTTGACAGACGATGAGATTAAAGAAATCGTTGGTGGTTATGGTAACGAAGGCGGAATTGGTGGTTACACCCGTGAACTGTTTAACAAAATAGAAGCGAAGATAAGAGAGAAGAATGAACGAAAGCCAAAAGAAAACAAGTGAAGAATATCGTAGCAATTACGACAACATATTTAAGAAGAAAGAAAAAAATGGAAACGAAGTTTTGCCCGTCATGCCAGCAGACGAGGGACAAGGAAGGATTCAAACTAGTAGCGACATCAAACAAGAGTCATAAGCGTTGGAAGTGTGCCGTGTGTTTGGATAAGAAATCAGCAACAATTTACAGAAGTGCTAAAAATGACCCCGCAAGAACAACAGAGAGAACAACAGAGAGAACAACGTGAACAAAGAGAACGAAAAGACAAAGAACGAAACGATTAATCGAGAGCAGATTGTTTTATGGGCATTTGAATCGGGATTCCCAACAAACTATGCACGTAACGAGATAGCACGATTTGAAACATTCACACGCCTTGTGCAAAAGTATTTAGAAAGGGATTACAAATGAGTTTAGAAACAGTAACAATTAACAAGAACAAACCAAGCTTAATGATTGCAACACCTATGTACGGTGGTATGTGTACAGGTAACTTCATGGTGGGTGTATTACAAACCATCAACAAGATGCAGTCTATTGGGGTGCAGGTCTACTTTGTACAGATGGGCAATGAGTCTTTAATTACACGAGCACGTAACGAGCTTACTCGTATCTTCTTAGAGAAGAACTTTGATTACTTAATGTTCATTGACGCTGATATTGGTTTTGATGGACAAGCAGTAGCTACTTTAATGGCGGCGGATAAAGACATCGCTTGCGGTATCTACCCCAAGAAAGAAGTTGACTGGGTTGCGGTTGAGAAGGTAGTTGCTCAAGGCAAGACTACAGGGTTGAAGGATTACTCAGGTGCTTTCGTATTAAACTTTGCGCATGAGCTAGGTCAAGAACTACATACAGACGAGTCAGGTTGTATCGAAGTGCGCCACGGTGGTACAGGGTTCATGCTTA